GCTGGAGATAAGTTCTACACACTAATGACCCCACAAGAAGCAGGCTTTGACGGTGCCAAGGGCATCAACATGAACCATTCAGCCCTGCCTGATGGAGGCATATTCAGGCTTCGTCGCGGCCCTACACCTCCTTGGGAAACCGGAACTAACTGCCAAAATCAACTGCTTTGGCTCGAATCATCACCTCCACGCCTTCTGTTCTGCAATGAAAGCAATGAGTGGTTTGAGCTGTCATTCACACCAATCCAGCCCCAGTAGTCAACATCACTTCTATGTCTGAACTTTCACCCGCTACACAAGCAGTGCTCGACGCCTTCCGTTCCAGTCACACCGGCCAAGGCTGTCTTGCCGCCGCCCTGCGTGCTGCTGTGGCCCATACGCAAGAGCATCATGGCCACGACGTATGGGAGTGCGACGCGGACGAGTTGCTCGCCATCGCTGACGAGCTTGAAGCCCAGTAGTCCGATCAACTCCTAGTCAACTCCTAATTTCCGTCAAATTAGGATTTCAGCCGACCTGTCCCTCAGTGCCGCTCAACAAAGCCTCCCTGCCCTGCCCCAAATGCAACGCATTGATCACAAAAGTAACAAGTTCACTAAGAACCCCGAGTGGAGATTTTTACAGATACAGGCAATGTGAATTCTGCGGGCACAGATACAAAACAGTGCAGCTCGCGGAAATTCTGGCAGAACCTGGCGAAGTGAGAACAATTCACGATGGCCATTCAGCCATGATCAACTGGAGAAAAGTTTTTGATCGAGCCCTTCCTTCTATCCTAAAAAAAAGTGACAGATTTTGAGCGCGAGCTTTGCCTTGCTATCTCACCGATTATTAACGACAAGGCCCCAGGGGAGTGGGAGGCTGAATCAAAGCGCGCATTGCTTGCAATTATCGTTTATTTGAGAGATAATGGATATTGGCAGGCGGCTGACTTCCTGCTCTCAAACTCTTCTCTTTAATCAGAAAACATGGCGCATCCCAAATCAGGTTTCTACGTCAAGGACGATCACGAATACGTCTCCGTCAGCTCCGTCTTGGGCAGAACATCAGAGCTATTCGATCCCAACAAGATCAAAGGGCTTGAGATCTGGCGACAGATGGAGCCCAACTGGGAAGACATCATGCAACGGGCGCAGCGTAGAGGAACAATCATTCACGCAGAAGTAGAAATGTCGTTCATGGGCGATGCAGAAAAACACAAAATGGATCATGCAACGATGGATGAAATAATGAGCTACAACATTCATGAGTACATAACCTATCTTTCGCCCGTTCTTGATTTAATTAGAAAAGAGAACTTTAAGAATGAAGTGAGCGCACCATCTTTCTTGATGGAAGAAGCTCTTTACTGTCACTTGGGTTACGCAGGCACTACTGACTTGCGCCTGCATTGGGATGGTCAGTACAGCATATGGGACTGGAAAACAGTGCGCTCATACAAAGAAGAGGGCGTCAAGAAAAAAGCAAAGTCAATGTCGCATTACAAAAGTGCTGAGGTGCAGATTGCCGCATACGCACTCGCACACAATCTCGCTGTAAAACGAGGCGAACTTGACAATGAGATAACTCAGGGTGTAATCTGTGTTTGCTACGACTGGCGTGAACCTCATGTTCATGTCCTGAACAAGCAAGAGCTGAAAGCTCGTGCGCAAGAATTTATCGAGCGTTACAAAGCTTACTGCTCACTCGAAAACACCCAATTTCCAAGGCTCATTGAGCCCGAACTCTGATGCTCACTCTCGTCGCTAGCGGTTATGTGACCGGCGAAGTTCAAGTAAAAGATGGCGACTATGGCAAAAGCGCCACTGTCGGTATCCGCTCCAAAACCACCAACGGGAAACAAACTCACTTCGTCAACGCCACTTTCTACGGAAAGAAAATCGAAACCGTCACCAAATTCATGGAAGACGGACGCCAGGTAACTCTTGTGGGCAGTGTCAAAAACATTGCTCAAAAGAAAAAGAAAGACGGCACTGAATACGTTGCTGTCTACATGGACGCAACTGATTTCACTATCCCTGAGCGTCAAGGGCAGGAGATGCCTTCTCGTTCTCAAGCCCCGGCTGCAGACGAAATGCCCTTCTGATCCCTTGGCGGAGCACGGTTCCATCCTACTGAAACAGGACTGATCCACCTCCCTCGCGCCAACGCTTCTACTGCTCGGGCCAAGCGGTAGTTCGTAAAGCACCAGCGCACGCAACGTCAAAGGGTCTCGTCAGGGAACAAGGCGGTACCGCCCCCGCATGTGGGTTCTGGGCCTTGTCAAGGTGGATAGCTCGTAAGCCCAAGACTTGAAAGCCCCTTCGGGGGTTTTCTTGTATCATTCAATGGCGACAGTAAATTGCAGTGAACAAGCTCATCGGACTTTACAGCCCCGCCCCTCAGTCAGGGAAATCACTCGCTGCAAATGTTCTTGCACGAACTAGTCATCGCATGATGAGCTTTGCAGAGCCAATTAAACGAATGGGTGTAGAGTTTTTTGTTTCACTTGGATACAAAAAAGATGAAGCTGTAGCACTTGTGTGGGCGCACAAAGAAAAAGTCGTCCCTGAAATCAACGCAACTCCCAGGCATGTTCTGCAAACACTTGGTACGCAATGGGGGCGTGACTACATCAATCAAAACATCTGGCTTGACTGCATGAGATACCGCATTAAAAAAGAAGAAAGCTATGGCGTTGTGATTGATGACGTTCGTTTTCTAAATGAAGCAGAGATGATTAAAGAGATGGGTGGCGAGGTGTGGAAAATTATTCGTCCATCTGTTGCGAATAAAGAAACACACGTCTCCGAGGGTGGGCTTGATGACTGGGATGGCTTTGATCGTGTAATTGAAAATACAGGTACGATTCAAGAATTCCGAGCAAAGCTTGACGCATTGATGACATGCTGAAAGATCGCGGTGATATTTTTTATGGCGCTCGTCTTGTTGCAGATGCGCGTCTTCACCTAGGCGCTTTAATCAATGGCGGCGATGGTGAATTGTTTTTTGCAACAATGTGGAAAATTATCGACAATGAAGTGTATTTAGGGTACAAAACATTTGATAATAGAGACATAAAAATGCACGGCGTGAAAGATTTTATATTCAACTTTCATCATGGACTTGGAATCAAAAAAGCAACACTTGCAACGTTTCTTGCAAACTGCGCAAAAGCTGCGATAAAAGACAAAACGCAAGCGCAATACGCATCAAGATTCACAAAATGGTTAGGTGAGCAACATGATGGGTTTGATTTTCCGCAAGAGTTTTTTGAGTATATGCGGATTAAGTATTACATTCAAAAGCGATGCAGAAAAAAGAATCCAGACAGATACAGGAGATTGCAAATACTTGAAAGAATCTACAATCAATATCCGCAACTCTTGCAAGAAGTTGGCGCAGGAAAAAAATACAAGGATATTTTTGATTGCGCAGAGGATCTCACGATCTGGGAGCGCAAACGGACTGTTCGCCCACTTTCTCTTTACAACAACCCAACAGCAAAGCAGACAGAAGAGCTGGCGGAAAAGTTAAGTGTCAAGCTCAGTAAGTTGAATCGACGTATTTTGATCGCTAAACTTATAGAAATTTACAAGCGCGACAAGGGGATTGATGACGGCAAGCTTGTTGACGACGCTTGAGCAGTGCTCAGCTCAGTCCTATTCCTTCTTTGTCGCCGGCAAACCTGAAACGCAGGGCTCCAAAAGCGCTTTCGGGCGCGTCTACACCGACCGAGAAGGCCGCCAGCGCGTTGCTGTGGCCATGACTGAGCAATCCAAAGGGCTCTACGCCTGGAGGGCCTCTGTGGGGCGCATGGCGACACTGATGCGTCCACGCGACTGGGAAACGCAGGGCTTATTTGTATTGTCACTTTTATTTTACATGCCTCGCCCAAAAGCTCATTTTAATAGTAAAGGCGAACTCAAGCCTAGTGCCCCTTTGTTTCATTCAAATAAGGGCGACGCCGACAAGCTGCTCAGAGCCTGTGGAGATGCGTTGACAAAAATATGTTATGATGACGACGCTTTGATCATTGCGGCTTCGTCTATGAAGCTGTTCTGTGATCCGACTGATGGCCCTGGTGTTCATGTCAAGGTGTCACGTCTTGATCAAGAAGCCGCTACGGCATTGATGCTTGCACTCAAGCCGTAACGAGACTCTTGCAAGAAAGCGCTCAACGTGCTAACTTGCACAAGTCAACCACGCAAGCCGTCATGGCACGCAAAAAACAGGACTCAGATACTGCAGTCCTTGATCCCATCGAAACTGATTCTGAAATGTCTGTTACAGCCGTTGCTCCCGAAACCGCTGAAGCCAAGTCCAGCAAAGTCAAAGTTGGCGGTGAGCGCAAGGTAGGTCAGGAGCTGCTTGACTACGTTCAAGCCAATCAAGGCGTTGCTGGTGATGAGCTTGCTTTTGGGGCTGGCTACTACACCAAGATCACCGACGCAGAAACCGGCGAAACTCAAACCCGCATCCACAAGAACGAGTTCTTCAAGGCCGTCACCGAAGCCTCTACTGGCATCGTGATTCCTTCTGCTCGTCGCGCCTATAGCTCCCGCAAGGGTCGCGCTCCCATCGTGACCGTAGGCAAGACCGGCAACTGCGTGGTGGGTGCTCGCCACAGTGTCATCGCCGGCTTTGCCCCTGGCAGCAAGGTGCAGGTGACTGCCGAAGAGGGCAAGATTGTCCTGACCCCTCTGGACAGCGCTGAGGCCGCCGAAGCCGAAGGCGACGACGACCTGGATCTCTGATTCGCCTCTCACCGTTCACGCCCTGCCTCGGCAGGGCTTTTTCTTTCTTTATCAACATGGGACAACTGCAGGAACAGGCGCGACTCTGGAGAAAAGCATTCCAAGTTAAAAGCGACAATCAAAAAGGAAATCTTCAATACAATCTTCAGATCAAGTTGATCATTGAAGAGTACACAGAAGTTATTGAGGCATTTGACGCTTTCAAGCAGAATGACATTTCCACTCACGCCGATCTTCTGAAAGAGCTGGCCGACCTTGTTTTTGTTTGCTATCAGGCGGCAGAAAACATGGGCTGGGATCTTGATGAAGCGATGCTACGCATTTTTGACAGCAACATGAGCAAGCTCGATAATACGGGCGCCCCAATCAGAAATGAGGCAGGAAAAATTATGAAAGGCCCGAACTATCAATCCCCAAATCTACTAAACATTGTTGAAAATGCGTGACAAAATCACTGGAATAGCCTGTTTTTTAATTGCTTCTTCAGTCATCGCCGTCATTTTCCATGAACAAATCAGCTACATCCTTGAAGACAAAGCGACCGAGCGAACGAAAGTTCTTTTTTCACTTCCCGCTCCTGAACGCAATTGAGACCTTCACCGCCCTCTCTGAGCTTGAAGCTAGGCATCAATTGATCAACAGCTCCTTTGCGCCCTATTACGGTCAAGCGGTCCTGCTCAACCCTGATGACAGACGCTGAGGCCGATGCCATCATTGAAGCCGTCTGGAACTCAGAGGCGTCGCTGACGCACAACCTGAGGGCTCTTGTCCGCGCCGCTGCTTGCTACGGGTGGCGGTGCGCTCAAGCTGCTTACTGGATCAACAAACACCGCTCCCAACACGATGGTCAATCCCTTTGAAGAACAAGGGCGACAAGATCGCCTAGAGTCTTGGTACGAACAAGACGGGCGCAACGATAGAAGTCACCCCATGTACGCTCTCTACACTGGGCTAGCCGACAAGTACATGAACAAGGAGCAGGGAAATGTTTGGGCTTGATCTTGAGGAACTATTCCGCGAATACTGGGAAGGTTCTTACCCCAATGCGCCCGCAAATAAGCAATCCGCTGCATCGCATGTTGCGTTTGCTCAGTTCGTACTCTTGAAGGCAAAGGAGGCGAAAGGTGAAGGTTGAGCTTGTTCATTGCAGTCCTGACGCCGAACGACTGATTGTCAAGATGGCTAGGGTTAGCAACCCGGCGAACGAAGACAATCAAGAGACGGCACCAAAACTAGTCAGATATTTGATTAGCCATAAACATTGGTCGCCGCTGGAGATGTGTTCAATGTGCGTAAAAATTAACACTGAGCGTGATATAGCGGCGCAAATTTTGCGTCACAAGAGCTTCAGTTTCCAGGAATTTTCTACTCGCTATGCACAAACTGCAATCGCAGCAGTACCAAGCTTTAGAAAGCAAGATGAAAAAAATCGGCAGAGCAGTCACGATACATTCTCTGACCAGGAGAAGCGAGATCTTGAATACGCCGCCGCAAAGGTCATCGGCAGTGCTTTTGACACCTACGAAGAGATGCTGAAGAGTGGCGTAGCAAAGGAAACTGCGCGTCGGATTTTGCCACTTTGCACTCCAACAACGCTCTATATGCACGGAACGTTGCGTTCATGGGTGCATTATATTGAATTACGGTGCGGGAATGGCACGCAACTAGAGCATCAAAAGATAGCTGAGGCGTGTAAAAAAGTGTTTATTCAGCAGTTTCCTCTTATTGGACAGGCGGCATTTGAATCATGAGCATTCTCTGTGATCACGAAATCGAACGCCTGTGTAAAGAGCAGGCGATGATGGTGCCGTACAGATCAGAACAACTCAATCCAGCTAGCTATGACGTGCGACTAGGCAATCAAATCATGATCGAATCTGTCGCAACAGATCGGCTCATCCCCACGCCTCTTTCCGGCTTCACCAAGGAAAATCCTTGGCTGCTGCGTGCTGGGCAGTTCTGCCTTGCCTGCACAGAGGAGATCTTCAACATGCCTGAGGATGTGGCCGGACACTTTGCTCTCAAGTCGAGCAGGGGGCGTGAAGGCTACTCTCATGCACTCAGCGCATACATCGACCCTGGATTTCACAAAAGCCGCCTGACTCTTGAGCTGCACAACATCAGGCAGATTCACCCAATTCCGCTCTATCCCGGACTTTTGATCGGGCAGGTTGTTTTTCAGCGCATGTCAGACGCACCACTTGTTAGTTACGCCATAAAAGGTAACTATAACAATAGCGAAACTGTTCGACAAAGTATCTGGACTTGATCAGGTGAGATCGTCAAGCATTTTTTGATATTTACTCAGGGAAAACTCTTCGCTCATATTCTTGCAGGCCTCGGCTATCGCCCATACTGCTCTGCTGTTGTTAAACGAAGCTTGATGATTGAGTAGTAGTGCAAAATCAAGTAGCCCTTGATAATCTCTACGGCTAAATAATTCTTTAAGACGTTCAGAGTTTAGCCGTTCTTGGAACTGGTCTTCGGCGCGATAGCTTGGAGATGAGGTCATTATTAAAGAAGCGGTTATGACTGAGCGTAACAAGCCTTGGCTGCAGGCGCCATGTAAAGATAATAATTGGAAATGGCGTGTTTACGGAATTGGCATGGTGTGGGATCATGCACAGGAGTGGCAAGCGCAATGGAAGCTCCACTGCCTGCAAGTCTCCCAAGGCGTTTCAACCGACGATGGCCAGCGATGCGATCAAGAGCTACCTCAATGAGATAGGGCGCTATCCCCTCCTCACAAAGACGCAGGAGGTGATGCTTGGTACGCAGATTCAAGCGTGGATGGCAATACGAGACAAAGAAGAATCTACTTACACAGACGAAGACAGAAAAATTGCAAGAATTGGAATAAAGGCGAGAGACAAGTTCATCAAGTGCAACTTAAGACTTGTCGTAAATATTGCAAGAAAATATACAAATCGCTGCAATAGTCTTGACCTGATGGATCTTGTTCAAGAGGGAAACTTGGGTCTGGCACGAGCGGTTGAAAAATTTGACCCGACTCGCGGATATGCAATGAGCACCTACGCTTATTGGTGGATCAGACAAGCGATACAAAGATCAATGCAATTTGCTGATCTAACGATCCGTCTTCCAATTGGGGTGCATGACGCAACATTCAAAATCAGGAAAGCGATTGAGGAGCTGAGCAAGCAATTTGGGCGCGAACCAACACTCGTTGAAATCTCAGAAAGAACAGACTTGGACGTAAATGAAATAAGGGCTGTTATGAGTGCCCCTCGCGCTCTTTCAAGTCTTGATAAGTGCGCAAATGATATTGAAGAAGGCGCAACTCTTATTGAGATTATTGCGGATGAGAAGAATTCAAATACAATTGAAGACGCAGAAGCGAGAGTAAACGCAGAAGAAGCATACGCAGCGATAGATCAATATCTAGACGAGATAACAAGAATGGTGGTTCTTGAGAGAGCGAAAGACCCACCAACGCCTTGGCAAGATATATGCGATGCGACTGGGCTGTCTCGCAGCAGATTGCAAAAAATGGAAAAAGCTGGAATCAATAGATGCGCAATGCTTCTGCGTGTTAAAAAAGAGCTGAGAGTTTAACTTTCAATCCAGTTGCGAATTCTGAGCACTCGCTCAAGATTCCAAGATTCTTGACGGCTAAACCACACCTCCCATTCCTCACTGCCCTTTTTTCGATTACAGCATCGACAAGCAGGAATGAGATTGCTTGTCACCGTACCCCCGCCTTTATGTCTTGGCTTGACATGATCAAGCGTGTCAGCATCTATTCCGCAATAGGCGCAACAATGTTCCCACGCTTCAAAGATTTGCTGCCTGAATCTGTGTTTTGCACTGCGCTTGGGAATGAGGTTGGAGCCTTCAATCGTGTGATCCACGCAATTCAGGTATCGGAAGCACCTGGACCGAAAGGCCTAGGATGTGATCATTGGATGGCGCTAACTCAGAAAGTCGCGCAACAAAATCATTTGATACATCTTCCGGGTCATCGTCGTGACTTTCGACAACGATTGTGTATTCAACCTTAAGAACATACTGTTTCATAGTGTTGGCCTGCAGATAATGTCAACACCACCTCGCTTTCGCGGTGTCAAGTCAAGCCAAATGCCACCAAGTGATTTAGGCATCACAATCCGCTCAACCGCCCAGCCGCCTGTGCCTCCAAACTCTTGCTTGTAGGTGCCTGTCTGCAAGTGCCAGCGCTGCTCAATCCATGCTTTGCCGTTGTCGCTGATGCGATAGCAAGGGTGCGCCACGATGCTGCGCTCATGGTTATGACCGTTTATCACAATGTCGGCATCAGGCGCGATTTGCGCGTAACGCCCACCGCCCATCGTGCCTTTTGTAACAATGCCGCCCCATGCACCGTGATGGAAAAACAGCGTGCAACGGCGAACACCAGCGTTTTCACGCTCAAAAACAAATCGCACAAAGCCTTGATAGCCCATATGCTCGGTCACTGCGCCATCATTTCTCATTAATCGAGTGACATTTTCCAAGGGATCAATCTCTTGATTATTGAGTACAGCAGTCTCATGATTGCCGTCTCCCATCATCAAAATCATGTCACCGTAAGATTTTAAGAAATCGGCGGATTCACGAAAAACAAGATCAAAGTAATTTCCGCCAAGATGCTCTGGTCTTATGTCCCCCTTGCCTCCACGCCTGTCTTTTTTGCCTTGCATTACGCAAAGCACGTCACCAAAAAACAATGCATTACCGCCAATCGCTTTGCACTCGTCAAGATGTTGCTTTAGTAATACACGATTACACTTAGGGTTGTCCAGGTGAATGTCGGATGCAAGTAAAAATGTAGCAGTTTCCTTAAGACTTGTGTAAGGAATGCGTACTTCCAGTAGCTCTGGCGACAATCGAGTTGAGGTGATTGCCATGCCGGTTGTAGCGGCTTACACCACATCCTAATCACGAGAAACCAGTACGGCCCATCCCGTATTTGGGCCATCTACCTCCCATCTGCGCAACCAATTCCTTTTGCTGTACTTGATTTCCATCCCATTTACATGATTCACATATCCGCCGTTAATCATGTCAGCCTCGCCGTTCGGATCGTTGTGTATAAAGCTTGATTTTGTATATCCGATAACGACAGTCCAGTGCCCACCACCACTCGGACTACCGATTGGTCCCTTATGCAGCCACCCTGTCATCACAGGGCGCCCCGCATTAAGCTCCGCCTCTAATCTTGCTGCATTGCAGTTGGTAACAAAACGTGCTTGAAGATTCAAAGACTGAAGTGCTTTGATCTGCGCCTGCACATTAGTTGTATCTCCATAAATAGATCGAATTTTGTTGTATTCATTGTCATTATTTACTTTTCCGTAGAAGCGAGCAACCATGGCGGCGCTACTAGAAAAACACTCTCGATACCCAGTTCCACTTGCGTTGTCGTTCTGGGCTTCATAGGCGACACGCAGAAGCACTTCTCCGGGCTCCGATTCCCTGTCCTGAGTGTCCTGAGCCCAGAGTGCCCCCTCTGTTCTGCGACGCCTCAGGAGGCCAGCCTCAACACTGCTGCCGGGATTGCGGTACAGCTCCATTGCAGCGGGAACCTGATCCCACTCCTTGTTCTTTAGGCGCCTGCTGATTGTTTCAAAACCAACGCCGTCATAAAAATCTGTACCAAGATTGTAGGCAAAACTGATAAGTGCGCATTGCTTACTTGCACTCATTGCATTCCAAAATGGAATAGTGCTGCGCAGCTTGCTTGCAATACGTTCAACCTCAATCTCAAGTAATTGATTTGCGTCTATTACCGTAATTTTATCGCCGCGCTGCACTTTGCGCCCGTCTGAATAGCGAATTGTACCGTACCCAATGGTCGCCACATCCCAACCGTGCAATGGATCTGGATATGCGCCGAGATGACAACCTTCAAACTCTTTGATCAGTTTTATGGCTGCATCGTAATTATTTTGTTTGCCGTCTTGGCTCCAGGTTGCAAACCATGGCCGATCACGTCGCATCGCCACCGCATAGCCATTGACCTGTAGATCACGCGCCAACTCTTCAACAGCCGCAGTCTGATGTGGCAGCCCCTTGTAGTACCGAAACACCTGCTCAAGGGTGATCGGCTTTGTGTTGGTCATTCGCGCCTCCAAGTGGCTTTGATCTCCATTGCGCCACCAAGGAGGCGGCTGTCACCTGTCTGCAGCGTGTCGTCGATCTCGTGATGGACGACGGTGGGCTCTGGCTCAGCAGGCTGGGCTGCGCGCCACTCGCGCTCAGCATCGTCCAACCTGCCGGGGAGCATGGTTTCAAACCACCACTCCCGTGCGGCTTGCTCCCAGGTTTTACCTAGAGCTTTTTTCCCTTGATGGCGCGAAGTGCGTGAAAGATCAGTTGAATGATGCTGTTATCCTTCAGGGGCGACAGGGCGATCAGCTCAGACGCTGCAGCCAAGACAATCCAGAACGCTGGATGCTGGATAAAGTCCATGGGTCAGAGGGATGGTGGACGTACCTCCAGCTTAGAGACCCTTTGCTCCATCGTATTAAGGCGGGAGAAAAACTCTTTTCTATCTTCTTTAATGTCGGTGTGCAGCACGTCGAGCTGAGTGGCTATATGCTCGACCGCGCTCGTGAGTCGGATAACCGCGTCGCGGGCTTCGTCTGATTTGCGGCTGAATCCCATCGCGCCCATTGCGGCGACGGAAATGGATGCGCCGGCCACTGCGGCTATGACTTCGATCATGGCAGCAATGGCTACGTGTGTAGTTTAACGGCCCTGGCCCCTGCGAAGCTTTCGTGTGCCACGCGGCTTACTGCGTTTTCCGTTACCCTGCCGCGTCAGCTTGGGCTTGCCGGGTTGATGCTCAATGCGTGCGGTGCCAGTTTTAGCGCGTACTGCCATTTGTAGAAAGCCGTGGGCGTTTTACTAATCTATCGACTACTTTTTGTCAGCTCCTGCTGCAGGTATTGACGCAGCGCACGATCTGCAGGTGTAGGGTCAGGCTTGAGGTCAATCTCAAGGATCCGCAGCTTCAGCTGCTTGGCGTAGTACTCCTCTAGCTGCGCCTTTACCTCGGCCGACTTTGCATAGCGCGTTTCAACGGCGATAGTGGTGCCCACGATTGCCGTGAGCACCGCGATCACTGCGCCGCTAGTAGCAAGCCAGCGTTCCATCAGTCGTCATCGCGTGGGTTGATTGCTAACAGGCTATAGCCAGTCAGCAAAAGAAAGCCAAGGCTCAAGCAGGCGATTGTGGCCATGTCACGCTCCAGGGGAATCCGGGCTGCAAGGAGATGTCTCGCAGTTCTTGTCGATATGCA